TTCCATTTCCATCTCTACAGTTTCGTAGGACACTTCTATGTCTGGCTCGTCAAACTCTGGCTCAAAAAACATGTCTTCACCAGGTGACTCTGGTACAACAATATCATTGTGATCAAATATATTTTCTACAATGTCTATAACCTCTGTTTCTGTACTGCCTCCGTAAGCTACCCACATCTCAACAGATGTAATTGATTGTGTCACTATTGTGGACACCACATTGTATAATACGTTTATACGCACATCATCAAAAAGAGGTCCGATTGCAAGGTTGATATCACGTCCACCTACTTCAATTACAAGCTTAGTTATTGTTCCTGCAAAATCAAAACCACCTGTGTATTCTTGATAACCACTAGTTACACCTGATTCTGATAATATGTCTGTACCAGCAAATACACTTGTATTGCCGTTTTTTCCTGTAATGTGCATGTAAATACGATCTTGTGCATCTCTTTTATCTACTTTTATGGAATAGTTTGTCCTGCCCCCGTTTTCGATGTCTAACTCAGATATGTCCACTGTTTGAATAAATGTTGTGCCCATGCCAGATACACCCATTGTAGATGTTGAATTACCAGATCCAGTTATCTGCGCACATTTATCTGTTCCTAATTGATAACAGTTGTTACCAGAAGGCATATTTGCAGGCCCTTGCCCACCCCAGTCTGTATCCATGTCGCCTTCATATCTAGGTATGACATATCCTGCATCTCCATCTAATATATTACCCGAATCTTCATTAGTTACTGTAACTGTTGTAGTATCTGTTGTTGTAGTAGTAGTTACGGTATGACCGTCAGCTTCGTATTCTATTGATTCTGTTTCTGTTATTACGATTGTTTCTTCTACTCCAGGTGTGCAAACACCAGAAGCAGTTACTGGACACTCAGCTCTAAGGGAAGAAGGCAACGATGCCAGAGTGCATAACCATAGCAGCAATAATAAATTTCGCCAGTTTTGACCCATCGCTCTCGACTCCTTCTTTTACTTTAATTTGTTTTATTTCATCATTCCATTTCGCATAGATTACACTGCCCTCTGGAATCATATCCATATTCTCTTTCCAACCAGTTTCTGCATCTTGACCAATAGAACCCATGTACGGACACGGCGTGCCTGCCATAGTCATGCTGTCCCAAACACGTGGATCTTGACATAGTATACTGACCGATGCAACTTTCATGCCTGAAGCATATAAAGATCTTGCTAATTTTATTCTTTCACAGTTTTCATCAGTCACCGTAATTCCCGACGAAATTCCGAGGATCTGGGTCTGCACCGCCCCCGCCACCGCTGTCTTACAAACATCAGAATTATTTACAACAACACTTGGTGAATTTGCTGTAGGTGGTGTATTATTTGTAACAACAGTAGAGCTTACTGTATTTGTTTCTGCAAAAACTTGTGTCGATATAAATAATAAAAAAATAATTAGTCTTAACACTTCCAACGTCTCCTAGCTTGTCTTAGCCTAGAGTTTGGATCTTTTGCTGCTTTAGGAAATTTTTTCATTTGTCCTGCACTTCTAGCACAAAATGATTTACGACGCTTTGCGTCTTTTGACCCAGGCTTAACTTTTCCTGTCACAGCAGTTTTTAATTTAGAGCCTGGATTATCTCTTCTATATCTTGCAACACCAGCAGCGGTCATTCCCGCTCCAGACTTTGTGGAGCGGAAATACTTCTTTGTACGAGGTGGCTGTTTATCTCGTTTTCTAGCCATCTTACTCAGAATAAATTTTTTGGAACTCTGCGATAACAGTATACGTATTGCCTGAATCTGCTGCACCAGGTACTATTAAATTAATATCATTCTCATTCGAGTTAGAACTTGTGTTTGGCGGTAAGCCATTGAAGTCTCTAAAGTCCCAATAACCAGAATCAATTAAAGTAACAATCGGTATGTCTCCATCACTGTCTTCATAATCAAGACGAGCAAAAGAATCACCACCATCTCCGTTAGCACAAGCCCACCATAACTGTTGTATGGATATTCTTGTAACGGATTGACCTAATTTATTTGCAGCTAACGCCGATACGTCACCGAAAACGGTTGTGCCACCTGTTCCATCAGATTGCACTACTATTTTCACATAAGCTTTGTTGTCGGTTTGTTGAAGGATTGTTGGTCCTGTAACTGTATCAGCCATCGTCTACTCCTATCTTTCAACTATAGCACTTACGTAATCTACAGTTAATGACTTAGCTGCTGCCGCTCCCGCTTGTACAGCGATAGTTACAGTTAGCTCTTCATTATCTGGTAAATTTGTATTTACTACGCCAGTTGGTTCTGCATTATTGATTGAGTAATAGACTTTGGATCTATCTGGATCAATAAAGAAAGTTGCAGTGATAAAAGTATCATCTGCTACAGTTCCTACAGCTGCAGTTGCAGTTTCAGTGGAGTCCTTTTCTACAACAAAGTCTAAGTTCGTGTCGCCATCATCTTTTTTAAAAAACACACCATCAGATACTCCATCAATCGCAGTTGTGTCTGTGATTGTTAAGCCTAATAGCATGTCAGATTCCGTTGCATCACTTAATTTAAATCTTGCAGAGAAATAAGCTTTTTTACTTGTGCTTAATTTAAATGCTTCGCCTTTAAGTTGTAACTCTTCTGAATCGTTGTCAGCATCGTTAGTTGTAATTAGTAAAGCCCCTCCAGCCGAGCTGGTAGCTTGTATAACTTCACCTGAGTCTCCGCCACCGTCTGTTGATGTGATCGTCCAGTCAGTTGCAGTATACGTCATGAAGTCATTAAAATATCCGTAGAAAGTTTGATCCGACGGATATGGCATGAACATTGGTTGATTCTTTTTCTGCTCTGTAACGTCTGTGTTACCAGCCCATAGAATCATGTTCTGAAAATGTGGGTTAGCCATATTGCCTCCTTGGTTGTATAGCCCTCGTCATGCAGTCTCTATACACGTCTGCCTAGCCAGTGTGCACGACTAAATTAATCTAGGATACTTACTTGTACTATAAATAAAAAAAGGCGCTCTTACAAGCGCCTTTATCCTTGGGAGGATCCAATAAATTTTATGAACCTTGTGATCCGTATACACATCTAGGATCTGAAAATCCAAAGCTGTATCTCTCACGTGCTTTGTATCTCATGTTTCCTGTATCGAAATCGCCTTCCATACCAGTAGTTAGGGCAGCTCTTACGAAGTGTTTGAATCCATTAGGTGCATCAGTTTTAATGAAATATGCATCAGTATCTGTTAGATAATGGTTAATTGTATAACCATCTGGTAGCATACCCATGTTTCTGAGTGCATTGATATCATTGTCTGATGTACCAACTCTGAGGGTAGAATTTAATATTCTATCCGCTACAAATTGGATGTTTACTGGGATAATTAATTTTCTTCCCTGCATCGCAATTTTTAGTCCTCTTTCATCGATGAAACCAGCAATATCAATCATTGCTTGCTCTAATGAGGTTTCGTTCAAGTCAGCATCAGTTGAACTTCTGTTTGAGAAAGTTCCACCTAAAGCAGTTGGGTGTGCAGTGTTTACTAGAGAAACACCATCACCACCAGCAGTTGAGAACGCATTGTTTAATATGTTCGCTGCTTTTGTTTGCTTTGTGTACGCCATTGAACGTGCTAATGATCTTGTGTAACGAGCAGATAAAGTGTCGTAAAGATTGTCTTCGACTGCTTCCTCAGTCAAACTAAATGCTAGTGCAATAGTTTCATGAGTATATCTGCTTGTAAAAGATTCTTGTGCAGTATCAAACTGTACAGCTGAACCTTCTTGTTTTACAGCAGCTTCACCGAAGCCAACTAACATTACTTCTTCTTCAAAAGCTCTGTCACTTGTTTCTTGATCAAAAATTTCTGCATGCTCGTTCTCATAACGAGAATACTCCATACCGAACAAGGCGTTAAGGCCTGGTTCTAACTCTTTCGCCAGTTGGGCTCTATTAATAGCCATATTACTCTCCTATACGCCTTATTACGAGCTACCAACTGTACCAGTGCCACCGTTAAGTTCGTGGTTGTTAATTTTTACAACAAAGATTGAGTTGTTCGCAGTTGCGTCATTACTCGGAGTGTCATAAAAATCAATCAACTTCACTTGTAGTGCAGCCGTAGTATTTTTGGAACTCGAATCAATTTCAACACCTGATATACCCGTAGTGGTGCTACCAGATCCGAAAACTAGATTACAGTTTTCATTTAAATTTGCAGCTACTAGATTTGTAGAATCTGAATCTTGCTGACAGATAAATAACTGATGAGGATCATCAGCTACAAATGCTATCGCATCAGATGCAGCCGTTCCGTTAGGGAACGTATTATTAAATCTAGGCTTTGATGTACTTGGGTCTGTATAGAAACAACCCATAAATACTCCTCTTATAGCGTCGCCTGCTGTTGCTACAACGACTGTTCCGTCGTTTGCTTGTTTAACTGGATCGCCAGTAAAAATTCCGCTTGCGCCACTTGCAATAGAGTATTTAGTAGTACCAGTAGTTCCGCCTGGGGCAGAACCAACTTTAGCTATTGGTCTTAAACCAAATGCTTGGTCTATGTTAGCCATAGTAGTCTCCTAAATTATTTCAGAGACATTGATCTCACTTATTGAGACTTCTTGCCCCCAAAAGTTACTCTGCTCTGTCTCTCTTGAGAGATAGGCATGCTTGGGTGCTCTTCTTTATGGAGATCATTTTCAATTGCCTTTGTCTTTGTATCAGTAAGATTACGGAAATATTCATCCCGATCCTCTTTAACCTCGATAGGACAACGCATTAAAATTAATCCGCCAATACCTATGACGCCTTTGTACTTACCGTCGTTGACAGATGGAAGATCCATTCTATCAGGATACTCGTCTGCTCTCACAAATTCATAACCACTTCGGAGACGGCCAATAATATTTTTTTCATCAGCCATTCCTCTGTACTCAGCTCGCACCCACCTATGATGAAAACCATCAGGTGGTTCTGGCGCTTCTAAGTTAGAAGGGGGTACCCAACCCCTTGGTCTAGAGACTTTTTCACGTGTCTCTGATTTGCGTGAGGGTAGTGATTTTATACCTTTTGTAGTCATGTTACGCCTCCTTCACGTGTTTTGCGTAGTCTTCAAGTGACACACCTAGCTTTTTAGCTATAGCAACTTGTGAAGGTGTGAGTCTCACAGTGCGGCGCCCAGATTTAACCGATCTATTTGCAGAAGCAACAGCCTGAGCGGGTCTGTCCTTCTTGTTGGTATCCTCAAACTTGTGAGGAAACTCATCTCGTATACGTTTATCTAATTCTTTATAATACTCATCTGACTTCCCGTCAAATCCTTCTTCTTGTAAAAGTTTTTTATGAATAGATAGTGCAGTATACGTCATTGCTTCGTTTGCACCAAACCAGGAGTTTTTTTCTGCCCAAGCCTCTGCTTTTGGATCTGGTTTAGCTTGTTGCAATGGCTGTTGTTGAACTGGTGGTGCATCTTTTTGCTCTTTCAATGCTTTTTCTCTTTGTGCTTTTGATGCATTAGCTCTTTCCTCTTCTATGGCGAGTCTAGCTATAGCTTGTTGAGCTTCTACTTGTCTCTTTGCATCTTTTGAATTTATTGCCGCTTGTAAAACAGCTTGAGCCTTTTCCATTTCAGAGGTTACTCGTTTAGAATATTCATCTAAATAACCATCATCAACATCTCTTACTTTAGATCTAAGATCAGCATTTTCTTTATTTACAGCTTCTGCAAATTTTATAGCTTCTTTTTCTCTTCGTTCTGCTTCTCTAATTTTAAAAGTAAGTTTGTCTATTCTTTTTTGTACGTTAGCACCGTAATCATCAACTTCTTTTTTATTTTCAAAATTTTCTTCTTCGACTTTGGTTTCTTCAGTTTGTTCCTCAACTTTTACATCATCTTTTTTTTCATCATCCTTTAATTCTACATCAACAGGATCACCAGATGTATCTATCGGAACCATTTTGTCTTTTTCAGACGCCACTTGTGGTTGCATACTTTTCTCCATGTTATAGTAAGTTCCTTGGTAAAATATCTCGAGGATCATCAACAGTTGCTATGATCTCGTCTTCATTTACTATTCTAAGTTCTCCGTCTTCAATCTTAATTCTAGAACCAGCATATGATGTAATTAATACCCAATCACCCTCTTTGCACCAAGGTTTACCATCTGGATATCTTGTTTTATCTTTGTATGCCATAGGACCAACTTTTAAAACTTTACAAATATTTGTAGTCATCTGTGATTCAGAAACTGTCTCATCAGTTAAATACAAACCGCTTTTTGTTTTATTGTTTAATTTTAATGGAAACAAAACTATTCTCCAACCCGTAGGAGTTGGTATTTTTTCTAACTCTTTTTTTTCTTTCTCAGCTTTCTTATTATCCCAAATATGTTTTGGTACGATAAGTTTTGGTTTAGTCATCTTCTAGCTCCGTTTTCTTTAGCAGGTCCGTGAGTTCCTGTATTTCTTGTTTAAGTGCTGCGTTTTTACCAGTCAGGTATTTATAATCTGACCAGTCTTTACACAATCCGCTAGTTATAGACTCTTCTACTTGTTTTTGTCTAGCAATTAATTGTTTTTTGTATTCAGTAAAAAAATTTTCTAACCGCATGATTTCATAAGATCAGCTAATTTTTTACAACGATTTGGAGTTTGTTTATTCCATTTGGAGTCTAACATCTCATAACTTGCCCCAATAAAATTGGCTTCCTGCAAGCATTTCCACATGTTACGAAAATTTTGGACACCATATTGTCCCAGCTGGAAACACATCTCCGCTAACACATGTTGAGCTGTTTCTGGTAGATCATCAATATTATTTTGAGTCATTAATTGTTTAGCTTGAGCTATCGCTCTGCTTAAATCTTTATCAAATACGGATTGTAATTCTTCTTCGGTATATTCTTTATCTGGAACAAAATTATCACCTACAACAACTTTATGGCCCCAGCCTATGGTGTCGAACCCCTCTGTATCTTGATAGATTTTATTTCTAAACCCTTCACTTAATTTTACTGATTTAGATAATTCTTCGTAACTCATTATTTCTTTTTAAACATTCCTATTGCACTAGATCCCGCCTTGATGCCGAAGCTTGCAGAAATCGCAATGTACAACAAATTGTGGTAATATGACGGCAGGTCCTGCAGGGCAAGAAAGCCACGATGTACATGTTCTTGTAAAGGCGTGAAGACTAAAACGGCTGGAAGTAGTAAAACAATTAATGCCACCTCATCTTTCCAGCTGCCTTTCATTTGGTCAACAGCACTTTGCTCCCATGCAACTTTTCCTGCAATTTGATCTTCTTTAAGTTTCTGTGTAGCTTTTATTTCAGTAAGTTTTAATTCTTGTTTCGACAAAACCCTTGACGCCATCAGCGACGACGCCAAGTAAGGGCTTTGCTAATAATTGCCAAACCATTAATTTAGATTGCTCCTATAATTATAATTACGATTAATGCTACGATACCAGCTTTAATCCAGTCTTTCATACTCCAGTCTGACCATTCTTTTAAATGATCCCATAAGTCTGATAAAAGTTTCATAGAAACCTCCTTTGTTAAAGTTGCGAAGTATACTACTTTACGCCCTTGAATGGAACTTTTTTAATTTGCATTTTACTAGTTTGACCTTGTGGTCCTGATCCTTTGTTTTGTTTTACAACAAAAGGTGAATAAGTAATTGCTGCATCTGATGCTACAATAGTATTTGGAAAAGGATTTTTAAAAGGCACCTTAGTCATTTTTGCATTTTTAAATTTCATACTTTTACCCTTCTTTTTATCGGCCCACCCCTTTTTAATCCTCTAGCTTTAAGAGCAGCTGTAGCTTTTGCTAACCCGCCACCTTTCATAAAACCCATTTTATTTCTTACAGCTTTAGGTAGCTTAGGTAGTCCTTTGTTATTTTTTGGTACTGGTTTTAATCTTTTTTTCATATCAGTGAATAGTTACGTTATCAGACATATCTTTTAACGTTTGTTCTGCTAGTTGTAAAGCCTGATAATCTTCCATGGTAATTTTTAAAAGATCCTTTGCTACAATGGCCATTGCCTCAAACATAATAAAATTCTGATCTAAGGAGAGATTTTTATCAATAATAAGATCTCTCAGCTCTATGATAAATCTACTAAGTTGTTCTTCGTTTGTCACTTTTACCTGCCTTTTTTAGCGCAATAGCAACAGAAAGCCTTTGTTTAGCTTTCTTTTTACTAATACCTTTCTTTGAAGCTAGAGTATTGATTGCCTTTTGTCTACTCTTACTTGCTTTAGCTTTATTTAATTCGCTAATATTAGCAGATATCGTTCTTTGACTAGTTCCTTTTTTGAGCGGCATCTAATTTTTGTAAGTTTATATTTGCACGTAATTGTGCAATATCTTCTTGTGATTGAATTCTAGCTTGATCTGTTTTTTCTTTTTGTGCTAGTTTTTGTTGTTCCAAATTTAATTTTGAGAAATCAAATTGTGCATCAGCCTGGTCTTTCATCGCTCTCATTTGTAATTCTTTTTCTTTTAATGCAATAACTGGATCTGGTTTACCAGCACCAGACATTTGAGCTTGCATCTGTTGAACCTCAGCTAAGAATTGTGCTTCAAGAGCCGCTATCTGACCAACTTTTAATTCATCAACATTTTGCGCTGGTTGTCCCATTTGTTGTTCAGCTTGCGCTATTTGAACTTCAACTGCTTCCCTTGCTTTTAATGAAATGTGTTGCATTAGATGTTTATTTAAATCTATGGCTAAAGCTGGTTGCGCTTGCACGATTGGTGATAATCCAAATAATAAATGCG